TTTGCTGGATGGGTGTAGAGTGGTTCACCTTGACCAATTTCGTTATAAATCCATTCAGAATCTTCACCGATATTGCTTACGCATAGATTTCTCCACGCTACTGGTTCATTGTTCATTTTGTGCCTTTCCAGTTACTAATTCATCAATTAGCCTTAATTCAGCTTTCAACGCCTCTATTTCAGCTTGTTGCTGGCGTAGCATGGTGGCTGCTTGTTCTCTTGTGCCGCCTTCCCAATGACCTTGCTCTAATTTATCAGCTATTTCATTTGCGTTCACTTGTTCTTGCTCCAGCCGTTGCACTTGGCTAAAAACTCAATGGCCCTGTCAAACTGGTCTTGCATATATTCAAGATCATCTGCTTGTTTTCTAAGCAAAGTAGCTGCGTCTTGGACACAAACCAAATCAGTCATATTGTCAGCAATAGCTCTTTGCAATTCTTCCGCTAATTTGTATGCGTTCATTTATTGTCCCTCGCATAAGTTTTCCATAGGGTTTCCATTACTTCTACTGCGCCCATCGCTAACAGTTCATGCTTGTAAAAGAATCGAGCTGGGTATTCGTTACGACCAAACTGATTCACAATCTTGATGCAAGGTGCTACATACACGCCTGGCTTGGTGTAATGCGGAAGATGCAACACACCGCCCACAAGATAGCACTTGTATTGAGCAAAGTCAGGGCTTTCAAATTCAGGGTTCAATTTCATTAAAAACCCCAGCCAATCATACCGCCCAAGATAATACCCAATACAACTACACCAATCCAATCTATTGTTTTCATAATTCCCCCTAAGTTAAAAAGTATCAGGTCAAAGTCTTTTTGTATACATGTCGCTTCCTATAGCCTGTGCCGAATAGTGTCAGTGACCTGATATATGTAACTATAAATATAAAAATCACAAAAAAACCATTTTGTGCAAAATATATTTTATGTGTTGTTTTTATGCTACGAAAGGTGGGGCTGAGACCTCACGGAAGGAATTTTGGCGGGGGATCACCAACCCAGCCCCAAAGATATTATACGACCAATCCGCTTTTAATTTGGTAGAAGCGTAGCAGATGAAAAAAGCACTTTAGGCCCTTCTGCAAATCCGCTTCCTCAATCTCGCAGACCTTGACTTCATTGGTCAATCCATTGACAAAAACAATAGCGCACCGAGCATCTGACAAGCCTAATAACTCTCGGTAGGCAGCCAACTGCATGATATGATCCTCGTATGGAACGACCTTTTCTAAAGGGACTTCTTTTGTCTTAAAATCTGCAACTACAGGGACAATGCCCTTAATCTTATCGCCTTTAGCGTGTAAGTCCACTTTTCCAGCAAATCCTAGCTCATGGCTACCAGACTTCTCAGTAACCCATAGGCGATTGCCAAACGAGGCTTTTAAGGCGTTTTCTGCATTACGGCAATACTCAGGCACTTCAGGCAGTAAAACTTGGCTAAAAAAGGCTTCTAAGATGCCGTGGATTTGTGTTCCTCTATCGGCTGCATCTCTGCCTTGTGCTTTAGAGTCGTTGAGAACTCGGTCTAAGTAATCTTCCTCAGACTCGCCCTCATTGCGTGGTAGCGTTAGGGCTGCAAGGATAGCCTGCTGCTGAAGCCAATTCTGGAGTCCAGGCTTTGACGCCACACCGAGAATGGTAGTAACGCTCGGTAAAAGGCCCAGCTTCTTTGCATCTCTAAGAGTCGTGTTGCGGAATCCTTTTCCATCGGCTCGTTCAATCGTATAGGCTGGCTCTCCATCTTTGGTGTACCAATGGCCTGATTCACTCTTTTGTTCCTGCATTTTTTCTTCCCCTTTTTGGTTTTACTGCATCCGTGTGTATATCGTATGTTGACTCTTGGGCAACGATTGTAGCCTGTGGAGCAACAGTTATTGTAATGCCTGTATTTGCATCTTCCCAATCTTTGATAGTTGGTTCATATTCTTTTGGAATTTCTTGCCCGCACCAGTCTTGTGGCATTTTATTAATCACCACAGGGTTGAGCTTACAAGCTCCCATCATATCGTTTTGATTAAATACAAAAAACTTACATACTCGGCAAGTCATTTAATTCCTTTTGCGTAATCAAGGATACGTTCTGAATCGTAATAGTTCTCGCACATATTGGCAGCAACGTGCAGAACCGCATTAATTACAGCAGCTAAATCTTCTGGTGTAAAGCTGATAAGCAGTTGCTCCTCATCTACACCTACTGGCTGCCAACTTATTCTAGAGCTTTGCTCAACAAGGTTTTTAATTTGGTTCTGCATGGTGTTCTCCTTTAGAACGGGGTACTATCATCTATAAACGGATCATCCTTTGGTAGTTCGTCTGATCCTGCTGGTTTAAATCCTTGTGGGATTTTTTCTTTGCCGATTGATACGCTAAGAAACTTTGATCCTTTAGTGGATGTCTTAGTCCAGGCAGATAAGTAATGTTCTTTGCCGTTGACCATGATTGTTCCGGTAAAGTCAGGATGGTTGTCAGAAGCCTTGCGCTCGTTTTTGAAAAGACTTCCTGATCCTTCTTTTGGTGTATATGCCATGTTGTTTCCCCTTATAAAATATCTTCTGCTACAGATTTCATTGATTGACTAGACTTCACTTGTTTTGGTGCTTCATCTTCTGGCAAATCCTCACCAGCGTAGATATACAAACCAATGCCATGCAAGGCAATCGCTTTGACTAAGCATCGTTGCATAGCAGTATTGACATCCATTGCATTAGGATTGGCAATCGGCTTATTCATATTGTTGATAATTGGTAGCTGTGATGTCATTGCTTTACCAAAAGCATGAACTGTGCAAAACACCATTCCTGTATCGCCAATAGCGCAATAAGGCAACAAAGACCCATCAGGCTGTTGAAATAACTTGTAATCCCAGCTTGCTGTGGGATCGGCTTGAAGCAACTGATCGGTGGCCCACGCCCAAGAAAGATAAGTAAAACGACCTTTGCGCTCGGTATGGTCGTTGACGTTGATCTTGCGAAGTTCTAAAAATTTAGACATTAGAACCTCCAAAGACTTTACCAAAATCTTCAAACACGGATTGCAATAGATTATTACGCTTGTTATTTGGCTTTCCACAAGCTGCACGAATAACATCCACATCGTCTTGCGACAGTTCTGTGCCGTATTCCATGTTGTCTAACGCTATTTCCAAGCGTTGCTCCATTTCGGTCATAACTTGATACAACTCATCCATTTAAATTCCCCTTAAATGACATAGCGAAGTTGCTATACCCTTGATTGTAAGCAAATTGATTGGCTTGTCAATACCTTTGCAAAAATAATTACTTATGGTGTAAGATTCCTGAATGAAGCTAAAAATCACAGATTCGGCAATTATTGATCTGCTTGGGGGTACTACAAAAGTGGCTAAATTAGTAGGAGTTTCACCTCACGCTGTATCAATGTGGCGAAAAAACAACATTCCAGCAGCACATTTTGCAGTATTAGGAGCAACTCTTGAAAAGGAGTCGCATGGTTTAATCACACGCAAGGATTTATTTCCTCAATCCTGGCATCTAATTTGGCCTGAATTATTATGAACAGAGAAGAAATGTTAGTAGATATGCTTAAACAAGCAGATTTAGAAATTAAAGTTTTGCAAGAACGAATTGCTTTTTTAACTAACGAAGTTAAAGCGCATCGTGATTTGTTAAATGCGCTTGGCCCAGTTGCTTTTTCGGGGCAACACTAATGGAAATTTTAATTAAAAAAATCAAAGAAAATAAAGACGGGTCAGCCGAAGTCCACGTGCATTATGACAAGGAAGGATTGCATTTTCTTGTCCAGCAAGGAATGACTTGCACTTTGGTGGAAGCAATAATGATGGAACGTAACGGCAAAATGTTTCATGTTTCAAGCGTTCTGGACACCATTCCCAAGAAAACTGTTGTAAAAAAACAACAAACTAAAAAGAAATAAGTTGTAGTAAACTCTATGGACAGGCTAGGGTCATCCCCGAAAAGCGATTAGTCACCGCCCGCCATGTCCACCTTTTTGACTACCTTTGACAAAGGAATAAAGTGAATTTTTACCCTTTCCACATTGGCGATTACGCCTCACATACACGCCATTTAAGTCTTATAGAAGATTTAGCTTATCGCAGGCTTATTGACCTTTACTATTTATCTGAAAAGCCATTTCAAGGCGAATTTGATCTTATAGCTCGACACATTGGCATGAAAGAATACTTAAACGAAGTTGAGTATGTTCTTTTTATGTTTTTTGAAGAAACCCCATCTGGGTGGATAAATAAGCGTTGCGATGACGAAATAGCTAAATATCATGCTAAGGCTGAGTCTGCCAGAAATGCAAACAGAATCAAATCAGAAAAGATATCAGCTCTGAAATCAGAACCGAATCAGAACGTAACCAAGAACCAAGAACCATTAACCAATAACCATAAACCAAAAACTAAAAACCAATTAAAAACACCTGAAGGTGTATCTGATTCTTTGTTTAAAGATTACTTAGCAGTTCGCAAAGCAAAAAATGCCAAATGGACTGAAACAGCTTTTAAAGGATTACAACGAGAAGCAGATAAGGCTAAAATGTCCCTCTCTGATGTAATGCAGATGTGTTGCGAAAGAGGTTGGGCTGGATTCAAAGCTGAGTGGGTTTCAGAATCAGTTATTACACAAAAGAAAAATCCGTTAATAACTAACGATCAGATTGAAGAAGCGTATAGAATTGAATGTGGTAAAGACCCTAAATTGGCCCGCTTTAACAGCTATTACGAAATGAAGGATTATGTCATCAAACAGCGGGAACTCCGAGCTAGAGGCGATACATAAAGCAGGGGTGCGCCAGCTATGTAAGTGGCGATCAGAGTGGGGTTTGGCTAAATTTAGATTGTATATTTCAAAGCATCAGTTACCAGAAGCATTGTTAAAAGATTTTTATACACAGTATCAATTAGGAAACAGGGGGGAATACAAATGTTGGAAAAAACCATTATCGCAGCAACAGGGCTTGGATATTTGATGGTAGGTATTTTGCAATTACGCAAGGGGGCGTTTCCTAACGCAATTATTTGGTTAGGTTATGCGTTTAGTCAAATTGGTCTTTGGCTTGCATTAAAGTAATGGATTTATTTGATTTTCCTAGAATTGTTCCTGAAAGCCCAAAGTTGATGACTTTGCGTGAGGTAGGGGTTGATTATGCTATGGAAAAAAATGCGGATTGGCATAGTCGTTTGCCTGTTACAAGTCATTCAAATATGATTAGAAATGCTCACAAAGTTTTTTATGGCGCAGAATACAAAGATCATTGTTTTGCAGTTGCTATGTGGACTGACCCTGTGGCTGGCAATCGTATGTCAAAAGACCATGTATGGCTTGAATTAAGAAGGTTAGCTATTGCGCCTGATGCACCAAAATTTACTGCTACCTGGATGATTTCAAAAATGGTTAAGGATATACAAAAGCGTTTTCCAGATGTAACTATGCTTGTTTCTTATCAAGATACTGAGGTTCATTCTGGAACAATTTATAAAGCTGCTAATTGGAATCTAGATACAGTTAGTAAATTTCAAGAATGGTCAAGTGAAAAAAGAAAAAGAAACGCATTACAAAGCAAGGCTGATAAAATTAGATGGAGCTATGCAATATGAAAGAATACAATCCAAACGATGCAGTAGAGTTTATTTATAATAACGCTCCCAAGTATGCAAAGGCAAAAGGTCAGTTAGCAGAGCTTGAAGCATATAAGCACAGCCTCAGAGCTATCAAGATGAAACAATCTAGTGAACAGTCATTAGGAGCGCAAGAGCGAGAGGCATACTCTAGCCCTGAATATCAAGAGCTATGTAAGGGTATTGGAGTAGCGACAGAACAAGTAGAAGCATTAAAATGGCAGATCAGGGCAGCAGAAATGCGGTGGGAAACCTGGCGTACAGAACAAGCTAACAATAGACAATTAGAAAGAATAACTAAATGAACGACTATGCAGAACACATCCTCAAACTTAAATCATCAATTCACCATTTGTACGATGCTTTAATTAAAAACAAAAACGATGAAGTGCATACATTAGTTAGCTCTATTAAAGAATCAGCACAAGCCATAGAAAACTATACGAATACTAGTGTCCACTAAGGCTCAAAAAGCGCATTATGATCGCTTGGCGAGATTTGGCTGCATCCTCTGCTACAAACAAGGCAATGAAGGGACTCCAGCGGAGTTGCATCACATTAGACGAGCTGGTAAACGAGGTGATGCCCCTGTTATACCCTTGTGCCCCTACCACCATCGAGGAGCAAATACCAGTATTCACGGAATGGGTCGCAAACGCTTTGAGCGAGAGTACGCTACTACAGAAGAAGAACTGCTCGAATTGGTATTACAGAAGATTCGTTAGAGTTCCAAAGGATCAAAACCTAATTCGGTAGCGACTCGCTTTGCTCTGCGTTTGAATGTGGCATCGTGTTTAGTCCAAGCATGAGTGACTGTGTTGGCTCGGCTCATGTGAATCATCTCATGGCATAGCGTTGTCATAACTGTGTAAAGATGCCCACAACGAGCTTCTGATACTGTGACTATGTGTTCCCAATCTCCATCATCGTGCAAGTATGTACCCATCGCTTCTGGGTCTGCATCAACAATAAATTTAATTTGTTCTGGTAAAGGCATATCCCATTTGCAATATGGTTCGCAACATACCATTGCACTATAAAGATTGCGTAAGATGGCGGGTGTCAGTTTCATACTGAGTGGATCTTGCCTCTAAACTCAACTTCATCCTCGCCCCACACTCGTACCATTTCAGGCTGTAATAATTTGCTACGCTCAAAGGTCAGCATTACAAAGCCACTATTCCAATCTTTAGGCGTATCTTCTGTGTAGTTAAACTGTGGGCCATTAGGATCGCTTAGAGTGCCTGTTTGAACGCCATAGCGAGTGCCGTTATAATCGTTAAAGGGGATGCTAGATAAAACGTGAGTATGCCCTGTAATCATGTTTACGCCTGAATTGACAGCATTGTTTCTACCACCAGTCCATCCACCTTTCCACCGATGCTTGATACAAGTGTCCTCATTGATCCAAACAGACCAACAAGGTTGCCACATAGGAAAATACTCTTTTAAAGAAGTCCCAGGCACGCCTTCAAAAGCAGGAAGAAAGTTAACCACATTGCTAGTAAAACGCATATCGTGATTCCCAAGCGGCCAGAATAATTTTGCACCTTTGCCTACCTTTTCAATTTCACCTAAATAATGTTGACAAGCCTCAAGTTCTTCTTTGACAGATGGCAACTTGTCGAAATCCATCCTAGGATGGCGACTGATCCCGGCCCCGTCGAAAGCGTCTCCGTTACAAATAATAGCTGTAGGCTTAAACTCTTTAATTGATTCTAATAGAGCTTTATAGGCGGTAGTCGTAATATCGGGCCAAAAGTGTGCATCGCTAAAAACAATGACTCTACCTTGTTCTAAATCAAACCCTCTGCGAGTATGACCTTCTGCTTGCATTACTTTGCTAATAGGTATTCTTGCGTCATTGAAAGTAGGCAATTCAATGCCTAAGCGACTTTCTATTGATCTTCTGCGGTTATATACTGCCCGAATGTTTAATTTATGTTTTTTTGCAAATCTTGCGGGGCTTCCTATTGCTTTCCACTCTGCTATCCATTGTTCATCCGTAAGATAATAACCTGACATTTTTGCCCCTATTGGTGTAAAGTGTTTAGATACTAACCTCTAATTTATTACAATTCAATGACTTATGCTAAAAGGGTTGATTCAAATCATTCGCTTATCGTTAAGACGCTACGAGAGCTTGGCTGTTCTGTATTTGATACGTCAAGGGTTGCTGGCGGATTCCCTGATCTTGTGGTGGGTAAAAACCAAAAGACCGCACTTGTTGAAATAAAAGCATCTGATAAGTCTAAATTTACAGCAGCGCAAGAAGCGTTTATGTTAAATTGGCGTGGTTCAACAGTAGCTAGAATTCAAGATGTAGAAGGTGCAATAACTCTAGTAAAATTACTTGAAAAATCGTAAAATAGTATTATTATTTGTAGTGTATCAACCCCATCTCAAAGGATAAATCATGGGAATTATGGATAGCATGAAGGGCGTACCTTCAACAACTGGCGCAAAAGCACCTGCTGGCGCAGCGAAAGCTGACATGAGCGCAGAGCGCAAAGTCAAGCTGGTTGGAGGAGTTGGCATGGGTCGCATGGATGCAATGGGTTCACGCCCAATGAGCCACGCTGGCAATTTTGAAGGCAAGCTCGGTGAATTGAATGACGGCAATATGGGTGAGCGTGAGTGCTACAGCCATAAGCGTGTCGGTCACGACCAAGACGATTGCAAATAAGCTAAACCCCATAGCTCTCGGTAAAGGGCTACAGGGTTTATAACCAAAGCAATAGGGTAATATTGAAATGGCTGATGAAATTGTATCATTTAGACCTCTGGCGGATAAGATCATTGTCCGACCAGATGTTCGTGTTTTAAGCTCTGTATTAATTGTTAATAACAAAGAAGCTGAGAACATGGGAACTGTTGTTGCTGTAGGGCCTGGCAAGAAATTGTCATCCGAAAGACGTGAAGCTATGCCGATTGCTGTAGGGCAACGAGTACGTTTTGGCACTATGAACGACAATCCCAAAGAGGAGTATCTTAAGTTCACACCGATTAACCATAATGGTGAAAAGTGTCTTTTAATGAGCTGGCAGGACATCTGCTGGACAGAAGGGTAAATATGGCAACTAAACCTGGTCTTTATGCAAACATCCACGCTAAACAAGAGCGCATTAAGCGTGAAAAAGCAGAGGGTAAACCCGTAGAGAAAATGCGTAAAGTAGGAGCTAAAGGCGCACCTACCAAACAAGCATTTATTGATTCTGCCAAGACTGCAAAGAAAAAATAATGGCTACCAAACACGATAAGCCTATCCCGCATAAAACCACAGGTAAAGGCAAGACCTACAATCCTACCGACAAAGGCGCAGGAATGACTGCAAAAGGTCGTGCTGAATACAATGCCAAGAATGGTAGCAATCTCAAAGCTCCTGCACCAAATCCAAAGACTGAGAAAGATAAGGGTCGTAAGGCATCATTTTGTGCAAGGATGGAAGGCGTAGTAAAGAAAGCAAAAGGCCCAGCAGAACGGGCTAAAGCTAGTTTAAAAAACTGGAATTGTTAAACCTAAAGGGGGAAGTATGTTTGATCGCATTATTGATTGGTTAAGTAAAGTCATTGGCCCAAAGCCCAAGCCATCTAATCAATGGCATTTTCCTATTACTGAGGACTTTGAGCCACGCAAAGCAGAAATTAAAGCAAAACCCGCCTTGAAAAAGGCAACAACCCGAAAGGAAAAGACTGTGCCACTAAAAAAATCTGCAAGCCCAAAGGCTTTTAAAGAGAATATTAAGACTGAAGTTAAAGCTGGTAAACCAGTAAAGCAAGCTGTCGCTATTGCATACGCTGAGAAGAATGCTGCTAAAGCAAAGGCTAAAAAGAAATGATTAATCTCAATTTAGAAATCGCAGAAGTAGAGGCAATCCTTAAACACGTGGGTAACGCTGCTTATGCAGAAGTAGCTGGATTGATCGCTAAGATTCATGGACAGGCTACAGCACAAGTCCAAGCTATCAAACAGACAAACGTTGCAGAAATACAACAATCTGATGACAGCCAAAGTGTTGCGTAAATACAACAAAAAGTATTTATAATTCAAAGAAATGGAAGAAAAGTCAAATAATCCTGTCGGTGCGCCTATTGGTAACAAGAACGCAACAAAGAATAAGCCTTTTTTAGATGCTATGAGAAGGGCTTTAGCTCAAAATCCACAGAAGATTGGCAGGATTGTTGACAAGATATTAGATCAAGCAGAAGCAGGGGAAGCATGGGCTGTTAAGGAAGTCGCTGATCGTTTAGATGGCAAGGCAGTTCAGGCTAATACTCTTGAAGATGCAGAAGGCAACAATATCGTTACTTCATTAGAAGTCAGGTTTGTAAAGCCAAGTGAAACTTGATATTGTCGCTGGTAGTCAGAATGACGAGTTCTATACGCCTGGCTATGCGATAGAGCCATTATTCCAATACATCAAGCCTAATAGTCGTATTTGGTGTCCTTTTGATACAGAGCAAAGTTTATTTGTGACTATGCTGACAAAACAGGGCCATCAAATAATACATAGCCATTTACAAAACGGGCAAGATTTCTTTGCTATGCAACCAGTAGACTGTGACTACATTATTTCAAATCCGCCTTATTCTTTGAAATACGAGGTTTTTAATAGATTGTTTGAAATCGGCAAGCCATTTGCTATGTTGGTTGGAGTGGTAGGGTTATTTGAAAGCCAAAAACGATTCAATATGTTTAAAGATAATAATTTTGAGATTATGTATTTCAATAAAAGAATTAGTTACTTTAAAAGCTATGAAGATCAAAAACCTTCATTAAATCCCCCATTTTCCTCAGTTTACGTAGCCAAAGATATGTTCCCAAAGCAGATAAACTTTGAAACAATCAATAAATGAATGAAATCACCCAAGAACTGCGGGAGGCAATATCTGCGGTTGACTTCCCTATCAAGCTGCAATTTCTCTTTGAGCCTATGCGTTACAAGGTTCTTTATGGGGGTCGTGGTGGGGCTAAGTCTTGGGGTGTTGCGAGGGCTTTATTGGTTCTTGGTGTCAAAAAGCCAACCAGAGTCTTATGCGCCCGTGAGTTCCAAAACTCTATAGGCCAATCCGTTCACAAGCTCTTATCGGATCAAATCATTGCATTAAAGCTGGAGTCATTCTATGAGATTACGCAAAACTCAATCAGAGGTAAGAATGGGAGCGAGTTTGCTTTTGTCGGACTTAAGAACAATGTTGCCAATATCAAATCCTATGAGGGCGTGGATATATGTTGGGTCGAGGAGGCACAGAGCGTATCTAAAACATCATGGAATGTTCTTATCCCCACAATTCGTAAAGAAAGCTCAGAAATATGGGTTACATTTAACCCAGAACTCCAGTCAGACGAAACATACCAAAGGTTTGTTCTTAACCCACCAGACAATAGTAAAGTTGCGAAGATTAATTGGTCGGATAACCCGTGGTTTCCTGAAACACTCAGGTTAGAAAAAGATGCCCTTTTTAGCAGGGACAGAGAAGCCTACAACACAGTCTGGGAGGGCCTATGCCGTCAAACAGTAGATGGTGCTATTTTTGCTAAAGAAATGACAATGGCGGAGCTAGAAGGGCGCATAACCAATGTGCCTTACGATCCTATCAAACCCGTTCATTTTGTGTTTGATCTTGGGTGGGCCGATCAAACTGCATTCTGGGCTGTGCAATGGATTGGAATGGAAACAAGGCTAATCCGCTATTACGAGAACAATCAGCAGACTATTGCTCATTATTTAGCTAAAATTCAATCCTATGGATACGTTGTTGACACCATTTGGCTACCTCATGATGCTGGAAACAAGACTTTGGCCTCAAACGGCAAGAGTATTGAAGAAATCGTTAGAGCTTCAGGGTATAACACTAGAGTTATTGAGCGAACACCAATCGCTGATTCTATTAATGCTGCCCGAATGATGTTTAACAAGTGCTGGTTTGATAAGACCAACACGCATGAAGGACTGCAATGTCTGCGCCACTACCGCTATGACGTAGATCCTGACACTAAGCAATTTAGCCAAAAACCCCTGCATGACAATTACAGCCACGGAGCAGATGCTTTCCGTTACATTGGTTTAATGGTAAATGAGCCTAGAAAAGCACCTAAACAAAAGGCTACTTATCAACTGCCGTCAAGCTGGATGGGCTAGAATATGTTGTGCAAATACTACACTTGGCTTAAAATTAGCCGATAATTAAGGAATATCTATGGCATACGATAGCGTTGCAGACTCCCAATCAGACGGCAGAATCCAAGAAGCTAAGGATTTTTTAAGACTTTGTAATGATTCGGATAGCAACAATCGTGCCGAAGCCCTCGATGACGTGAGATTTGCAGCAGGCGATCAATGGCCTGTAGATGTGCAAAACAGCCGTATTTTAGAAGCTCGCCCTTGCCTTACCATTAATAAGATTGATGCTTATGTGCGTCAAATCTGTAACCAACAAAGACAGCAACGCCCACGCATTAAAGTGCATGGTATGAACAATGAGTCAGACGAGAAGGTTGCTGAAATTCTTACAGGCATCTGCCGTCATATTGAGAACCAATCCGATGCCGATGCAGCTTACGACCATGCTTTTGAGTATTGCGTCAAGATGGGTTGGGGCTATTGGCGTGTTACTACTGATTATGTAAGAGAGGACAGCTTTGACCAAGAAATCTACATTAGACCAGTTGAGAACCCTTTTACTGTCTATTTTGATCCTAATAGCGTGTTGCCAGATGGCTCTGATGCTGAGCGAGTTCTTATCACAACAGTTATCTCTAAAGACGTGTTCAAAACCATGTACCCAGATGCAGAAGTGGATCAAGGTTTCTCATCAAGAGGAACAGGCGATACAGAGAGCGAATGGGTCACAAAAGAAGATATACGTGTAGCTGAGTATTTCTACACAGAACGCATCAAAGATATGCTTTTAGAGCTATCTGATGGCACTACTGGCTACTCTACAGAAATCCCAAGCAAAGAAGTCTTAGCGCAGGCGGGTATTACTGTCATTGCTAAACGTGATGTATGGCGTAAAAAGATCAAATATTGCAAGCTAACGGCTATGCAAATCCTTGAAGAAGGTGAATGGGCGGGTAAATATATCCCAATCGTGCCTGTATTTGGTCAAGAAGTACGAGTTGACGATAAGCATAAGAAGTTTGGCTTAGTACGCATGGCAAAAGACCCACAGCGTATGTATAACTACTGGTCAACTGCTTTGACTGAAACTGTAGCTCTTGCTCCTAAAGCAAAATGGCTATTGGCAGAAGGTCAAGACGAAGGTCATGAGAACGAATGGGCTATGGCTAACATTAAAGCTATGCCTGTTTTGCGCTACAAACAGACAGATATTGAGGGCAGACCAGCTCCACAGCCTACAAGACTGCAACCAGAGCCACCTCCTGCGGGCGTGATGTCTGCATTACAGAGTATGAATCAGGATTTACAGGCTGTAGTCGGTATTTTTGATCCTAGCCAGCTTCCACAAGGCTTACAGTCAGGCAAATCTATTAATGGTCAACAGATGCAAGCTGATATGACTAACTTCCATTATTACGACAATCTGACACGCAGTATCCGTCACACAGGTCGCATCATTCTTGATCTGATTCCTAAGATTTATGACAGAGAACGAGTCATGCGGATCATTGGCGATGATGGCAAGCCTGAGATTGTGACCTTAAATCAGCCTGGCTCTGATGAAAATGGCGTAGCTAAAGTCCTAAATGACGTTACTGTAGGCGAATATGACGTAGTAATGGATACAGGCCCTGGCTACAACTCCAAGCGTCAAGAAGCCGTAGATGCGATGACTAGCCTATTTGCTGCCGATCCTGCCCTAGTGCAGATTGCAGGCGATTTATATGTTCGTAATATGGATTTCCCTGGCTCAGACGTTATTGCTGACCGCTTGGCTGTAAACAACCCTCTTGCCCAAATTGATGAGAAGTCAGAAGTGCCACCACAGGCTCAGATGATGATTGCACAGGGCAAAAAGACTATTGAACAACTACAACAGCAAATTCAGATGATGCAGATGGATAGTAAATATCGTGCAAGCGTTCAAGAGCAAGTCCAACAGGCTGAAACAGAGCGTGAGAAGATGCGCCTGCAAGTACGCAGAGAAGATACTCAGTTGCGTACCGATACGACAGCACATGACACAGTTATCAAGACTCAAACTCAGATTGAGATTGAGCAGATGAAAGCACAGTTGGCTTTGGTTTTAGCTCATATCAATAAAACGACTGAAAAATCAGCCGAAGCTGAAGCGATTGAACGAGCCATTTAGTGTTGTAAAAGCGCAACACTTATGATATAAATGAATTTGTATTGCCTACCTGTGGGATCACAGGGTTAATTCTTGGAGTTATCCATGTCAGAAGCAGAAGTAGTAAGAACCGCAGATAGTGTATTAACAAGTGAAAATTCAGCAGATTTTTATGCTAATAAACTTGGTTTAGCTAGTGAAGAAGCCCCTGCTGTGGCTGAAACAGTCGAGGAAACTCCTGAATCAGAGCCAGTAGTCGAGGCGCAAGCTGAGAGTGAACCAGAAGCAGAGAATGAAGCGGAAGTAACAGACAAGCCTAAACAAAATCCCAAACTTGAAAAGCGTTTTTCTGAGCTTACAAAACGTGCTAAACAAGCTGAAGCCGAAAAGCAAGCCTTAGAAGCCCGCCTACAAGAACTTGAGAGCAAAGTAGCACCAGCACCCCAACAAATTGAACAGGACATTTTGGGCGAGAAACCCCAAGCAAGTCAGTTTCAAGATGCTTTTGAATATGCAGAAGCATTAGCTGAATGGAGTGCGGAAAAAGCATTAGTAGAACGTGATAAGCAAGAACAGCAACGCAAAGTCGAAATTGAACGCCAAGAAGTTATTAAATCTTGGACTAGTAAATTAGAAAAAGCCAAAGCTGAATTGCCTGATTTTGATGAAATGGTGGCATCTAGCAAAGTCCAAGTACGAGATGAAGTACGGGATGCGATCCTAGAGTCCGATGTAGGCCCTCAAATCCTATATCAATTAGCATCAGATGATGACCTTGCCCAACGTATCTCCTCTTTGCCAGTTAACAAAGCACTTAAGGAATTAGGGAAATTGGAAGTTCAGTTTGAGCGTAAAGAAGCCCCGGCTGAAGTCAAAAGCGAACCTGTTGCTCGTACTAAAGCACCAGCACCCATTAAGCCTCTCACCGCAGGCAAAGGTACAGGAGATGTTCTCATTGATGGAGATGGAGCATTTCATGGCACTTACGCCCAATGGAAAGCAGCACGACAGGCTAAACGGATACGCTGATAACCCAATTTATATTTAAAGGAAATAATCATGGCAAATAATTTGCTAACTATTTCTAAGATCACTAACGAAGCGTTAATGGTCTTGGAGAACGAATTAACATTTACTTCTGAAGTAGATCGTAACTACGATGACCAGTTCGCTGTAGTCGGTGGCAAGATCGGTAACACAGTAAACGTACGTAGACCAGGTCGTTTTATCGGTACAACTGGCCCAGCTCTGAACGTTGAAGATTTCAACGAAACTTCAGTTCCTGTAACCCTCAGCACTCAGTTCCACGTTGATACTCAATTCACCACGCAAGATTTGGCATTGAGCCTCGATATGTTCTCTGATCGTGTATTGAAGCCTGCTGTAGCTGCTATTGCTAACAAGATTGATCGTGATGGTTGCACACAAGCTGCTAACAACACAGCCAATATCGTTGGTGTAGCTGGTACGCCTCCAACTGGTTTGATTACTTACCTGACTGCTGCTGCTTACCTTGATTCTGAAGGCGCACCACGTGATGGCCGTCGTTCTTGCACAGTTGAACCATTTACCTCAGCTACTATCGTTGACAGCTTAAAAGGCCTATTTGTGCCACAAGAAGCTATTGGCGAGCAGTATCGTAAAGGTTTGATGGGTCGTGACTCTGCTGGTATGAATTGGAAGATGGATCAAAACATCGTTTCACATCAGTTTGGTAGCTTCTCTGGTTCTGCAACTGTTAACACAACTACCGCTACTGGTTTCTTGACATCTGGTTGGGCTTCTTCAAGCACCATCACTTTGACTTTGACCAATGGCGTGAGTTTGTTACAAGGTGACACATTCACCATCGCTGGTGTATATGCTGTTAACCCACAGAATCGTCAGGCTTATGGTTCAAACAAGCTGCGTAACTTTGTTGTTAATACTGCTGTTAGCGGTTCAGGTGGTACTATTTCTGTAAACGTAAGCCCAGCTATCATTACTGCTGGTCAGTTCCAGAACGTATCTATCCCTTCAACTAGCTCTACTGCTGCTGTTAGCTTCTTTAACCAGTCTGGTACAGTTTCCCCACAAAACATCATCATGCACCGCAATGCGTTTACTCTCGCAGTAGCCGACCTTGAGTTGCCAGAGGGTGTTCACTTTGCAGGTCGTGCAAGCGACAAGGAAATCGGTCTGTCAATGCGTGTAGTTCGTCAATACACCATTAACAATGACTCTATTCCTACTCGTTTAGACGTTCTGTATGGTTGGGCAAATTTGTATCCTGAACTCGCTTGCCGTGTTGCAGCTTAATTTAACTTAATTTAAAGGAAAATAATCATGGCAAATCCAGGCCCATCAACCACAGTAACAGCACACTATTTATTTAATGGTGACTCTACTGATGGCGTTTATATCGCAGCAAATAGCCCTTTGGCTTTCTTTGGCGCAACTCCAGTAACACAACCTACAGCCGTAGCTAACACAACTACTACTGCTGCTGGTTCTACAACTGCTGTTTATACCAATACCACCTTCCCAGGTGCATCAGGAAGCACAGCCTACACAATCGGTGACATCGTTACCGCATTGAAATCCTTAGGTCTATTGAAGTCGTAATATCGTAGTAATATGAGAAAACCCGCCCCTAAAAAGGTGGGTTTTTTCTTTTGTTTTCTTATATAATCGTTGTAGAATTACCACACTACCCCTTTGCAAAGGAAAATTTATGCCATCAACAACAATCGCTCGTGGAAATGCAATTTCTACGTTCTATATCGCCCCATCTATCACTCCAGCTCAAGTAGCAGCTTCTACTACTGCTGTGCAGACATTTAATGTCTCAGGTCTATTGACTACCGACTTTATCTCCACAGGTGGTTATATTGCCAATCAAACAGCCGGTATCTTTATTGCTGAAACTGATTGCTTAACCAATGGCGTTTTGACCATTCAGTTTGGTAACTGCTCAACCAGCGCAGCAACTCCTGCTGCTGGCGTATATGAGTTCCAAATCGTTCGTTTTGAAGGCCCAGCACCTGTTAACGCTGGTTAAGGATAAATTATGGCTAACGTATCAGCGTATCGTTTTGTAGGCCCTACAACGGCTATTAGCGTTAGTGGCACTTCTTCTACTTCTGTAACGATTACCCCTAACGGGAACGATCAAGCAAACTTTTGTGGCTTTTTAAATACTGGTTCTAGTCCTGTTGCTATTACGATTACTCCTGCCGTTGCAGGAACATCGACAACAGCACCAGCAGCCGTATTGCCATCAGGCGGGTCAAGCAGTCAGAGCTTTGTGTTGGGTGTAGCAATGTCCCAACCTACAGTTTTGGCAGTACCTCCAAGTTTTGCAATTACAGCGATTGGAACGAGTGGCACACTATATGTGTTGCCAATGGTTGACCAAAACTAATAAAGGCCAATTATGGCTGTCAATGATTCTGTAACGCAGAATTTACTGCCTGTTCAGGCTTATTTTGACCTACAAGGGAATTTTCAAACCTTTATAGGTCAGAATCAGCCTTTTTACGCTACTGTAAACCCTGTTCAATCAGGGTTAACCATTACCAACAGCACGATTGATAGCTCAATTATCGGTGGAACTACCCCTGCTGCTGGCACTTTTACTAGCATTACAACCACTACAGGCACAATTTCTACTAGCCCTAGTGGAAATACCGATATTACTAATAAACTGTATGTAGATACAGTCGCTCAAGGTCTTGGCCCAAAGCAAGCCTGTCAATGTGGCACATTAGCCAATATAACGCTCTCAGGGCTTCAAACGATTGATGGGTACACTACCCTAGCTGGTGATCGTGTTCTCGTTAAGAATCAGACTACACAGGCTAATAATGGCATTTATATTGCATCCGCAGGCGCATGGAGTCGTTCTGCCGATATGGATGTATGGTCAGAGGTTTCAGGTGCTTATACAGTCGTTTTAAATGGTTCTCAAGCTGAAACAGGTTGGGTATGTACCTCGCCCACAACAGGCACTATTGGCGTTACTGCAATTACTTGGGTGCAGTTCTCTACTGTAAACACTTATTATGCTGGCACAGGGTTAACCCTCAGTAGCAATACATTTAGCATTACCAATACAGGTGTTTCAGCTTCTACTTATGGCTCTGCTAGCGCAGTACCTGTCTTAACAACAAACGCTCAAGGTCAAGTTACTAGCGTTACAAACACTTCTATTGCGATTGCCAATACTCAAGTTAGCGGTCTTGGCACAATGTCAACGCAAAATGCAAATAGCGTAGCAATTACAGGAGGGTCAATCAATGGCACTACTATTGGCGGTTCTTCTGCTGCCGCAATTACTGGTACTACTATTACTGCTACTTCTTCTTTTAGTGGATCAGGTAGCGGGCTTACCGGGACAGCATCAGGACTGAGCATTGGTGGAAATGCTGCGACTGCAACATACGCTACAACCGCAGGATCGGCTTCTACCGCTACAACCGCTACGACTGCTACAAACCTAGCGGGGGGTTCTGCTGGAGCGTTGCCTTATCAAACATCAAGCGGTTCTACGACTTTCTTATCGGCAGGCTCAAATGGGCAATATTTAACCCTTTCTAGCGGTGTTCCTGTTTGGACTTCATTACCTTCAAATGTCAGCTCATTTAGCGCAGGAACAACAGGATTTACCCCATCTACAAGCACAACAGGCGCAGTTACCTTATCTGGCACATTAAATGTAGCCAATGGTGGCACAGGCGTAACAAGCTCAAGCGGTGCAAATAGCGTTGTTTTGCGTGATGCCAACGGAAATATTACGACTAACTGTTTATTTGAAGGTTTTACTAGCCAAGCCGCAAGTGGCACAACAATTACATTAACTGCTGCATCGCCACAAAATTTATTAATTACAGGTTCAGGCGGTCAAACAATTAAACTGCCTAATGCAACCACTTTGCCTAGTGGCGCAACATTTGCTTTTAATAACAATCAATCATCAGGCGCAATTACTGTAATAAATAATTCATCTACCACGATTGCAACGATTCAAGCTGGTGGATACGTAACGATTGTATTGCTTGATAATTCACTTGCAGCAGGCACTTGGGATCGTCATGATTCCACTCCTTCTAATGTATCTTGGTCAACTAACACATTAGATTATCCTGGCTCAATCACTTCTGCGACATGGAATGGCTCAACTATTGCCTACAATAGAGGCGGTACAGGTCAATCATCAGCTTTTGTAGCGGGTGGAATTGCCTATGGAGCATCAACCACAGCTTTAGCAATCAGCGCAGCAGGAACAACAGGTCAAGTATTAACATCAGGTGGCACAGGCGCACCTACATGGTCAACCCCAACCGCTTATGCGACTGTAACCGATGACACCACTACAAATGGCACTCGTTATCCTTTGTTTGCAAACCAAACAAGCGGAAACTTGGCAACAGAATATACAAGCTCTACTAAACTGCAATATAACCCTTCTACTGGGGTATTTACTGCTACCAGCTTTAGTGGCGCAGGAACAGGTTTAACAGGGACAGCTTCTAGTCTTTCGATTGGCGGTAACGCAGCGACAGCAACAAGCGCAACATCAGCGACAACTTCAACAAATCTAGCTGGTGGCTTAGCAGGATACTTGCCTTATCAATCTGCCGTAAATACAACGACTTTCCTCGCCCCTGGCACAAACGGCTATATCCTGACTTTATCAAGCGGATTACCAACATGGGCTGCTGCTCCTGCAACTGGGGTTACGATTACAGACGATACAAGCTCTGCTACTGCGTATTATCCCCTATTTGCAAGGGTTACAAGCGGTACAGCAACGACTGAATACACTAGCTCCACTAAGCTCAATTACACGCCAAGCACAGGTCTTTTGGCTGCTACATCATTTAGCGGTGCTGGTACAGGATTGACAGGAACTGCTTCAAGCCTATCTATTGGTGGCAATGCAGCAACAGCGACTTCTGCTACTACAGCTACTAATATTGCTGGTGGCACAAACTTACAAATTCCATATCAAACAGGTGCTGGTGCAACATCATTTATTACTGCACCGACCATTGCAAGCACATATCTGCAATATAACGGCACAGGATTTGTATGGGCTACGGCAGCTAGTGGTGGTGTAACTTCTGTTCTCGGAACTGCGCCTATTAACGTATCTACCACTTTAGGCGTTGCTACTGTCAGCATTACTCAAGCAACTACATCAACTAATGGTTATTTAAGTTCTACGGATTGGAATACATTTAACAATAAACAGCCTGCTGGAACATATATTAATTCCGTTTCAGGCACAACTAATCAGATTACTGCTTCTACTACTACAGGTGCGGTTACTCTTAGTTTGCCAACTAGCATAACAACTGGTCAATATATTGCCAATCAATCCATTTCAGGGTCAGCAACTCAAGGTGCTTTTGCTTATGGAACTTTAAATGCTTCTGATACTGGAATATTTGCTTCTTACCAAACTTCTATTGCTGGCTATGCCTACATGGCATTGCAAAATACTAGCAGTAATGCCACCGCTACTACGGATATTGCCTTATATAACGATACTGCTTCCTTAGGCAAATATATTGATATTGGTATTAATTCAAGCGCATTTACAGGAACAGGCAACTTTAGCCTTGCAAATGCTGGTTATATTTATACAAATGGCGGTGATTTAGCACTCGGAACTTACAGCGCTAATGGTATTCATTTTATTGTAAATAATGGCGCTTCTGATGCCATGACTATTAGTTCTACTGGTGTTGTTTCATTGGGAACAGCGCTTGCAGTTGGTTCTGGTGGTACAGGTTCGACAACTTTAACTGCCAATAACGTGCTTTTAGGCAATGGAACTTCTGCTTTACAAGTAGTTGCTCCTGGCACATCAGGTAATGTCTTGACCTCTAACGGCACGACTTGGGTATCTTCTGCGCCTGGTGCAAGCGGTGCAACAGTTACTTCTACGACCTCGACTGGGCCATATTACATAGTCGGATCATCTGCGACAAGTGGCTCATTATCGACAGCTTATGTAAATACAGGTATTAGTTACAATGCTTCAACAGGCGATACAACTACACCGCAAGTTGTTGCCAGCAATGGTATTTTTGTTAATAACTTAACTGTAGGTGCAACTTACTCAATACCAAGCGGTTATAGCGCACATTCTGTTGGCCCTGTAACAGTCGCATCAGGTAGATCAGTAACAGTTCCTAGCGGTAGTCGCTGGGTAATTTTGTAAGGATAAACAATGAGTTCAATGGTTCTTTCAGGCGATACAAGCGGTACAGTTACAGTTACAGTTCCAGCCGTAGCTGGTACAAATACAGTTACGATTCCTGCATCTACTGGGACAGTTTTAACTACATCAACTACTGGTGTATGTCAGGCTTGGTGTAATTATAATGGCTCTACACAAACTATTCGTGCTTCTTATAATATAAGTTCAGTTACTAGAAATGGTGCTGGAGACTATTCTTTTAATTTTACTAATGCTATGACAGACGCAAACTATAGTTGGTCTGTAAGCGGTCAATATGCAAGCAATCTTATGGCAGTAAATAATACCGCAGTTTCTTCATCTTCTATTAGATTTATAACAGGTTGGACTGGGCTTCAATCGCCAACAGATTACAATTATGTAACATTGGCAATATTTCGTTAATTAAAGGTTAAATAATGGCACAAGTAATTATTTACGCACAAAATGGTCAAGTAGCTGTTTGCATACCAACAGGTGAATTACCTATTGAACAAGTATTAATTAAAGATTGTCCTACTGGCGCAATTATTGTTGATGATAGCGAACTTCCTAAAGATAACTTTGATGCTTGGGAATTAGTAAATGGCAAAGTCGTGATTAATGAAACTAAAAAACAAGCCATTATTGATGCACAACAAGCACCAATTATTGCCAAAGAATCTGCAATAGCTAAATTATCAGCCATTGGCTTAACTGCCGATGAAATTAAAGCATTAACAGGATTAGCATAATGGCATACGGAACAGTCAATGCTGATGTAATCGGCACAAGTGTAGCTGGCTCTAATCTAGGAGCTGGTAATGCTTCTATTATGAAGAACCGCATTATTAATGGTGCGATGGTTATTGACCAAAGAAATAATGGTAGTAGTGTTACACCAACAGTAGACAATACTTATACACTTGATAGATGGTCTACAGGTCTTTCACAAGCATCTAAATTTAGCGTACAGCAAAATGCTGGTTCAGTTACGCCACCAATAGGGTTTAGTAATTATCTAGGAGTAACATCTTTAGCGGCAACATCATTAGGTGCTGGCGATTATTTTCTTTTAAAGTACACGATTGAAGGTTTTAATACATCTGACCTACAATTTGGAACGGCAAATGCTAAAACTATAACTTTGTCGTTTCAAGTGTATTCAAGCCTGACTGGAACTTTTGGAGGCGCATTACAAAATGGCGCACAAAATAGAAGTTATCCATTTAGTTATTCAATTCCTGTGGCAAACACATGGACAACCATTTCAGTAACGATTGCTGGCGATACATCAGGAACTTGGGTAGGGGCAACAAACGGAAAAGGTTTAAGCGTTTGGTATGGTCTTGGAACTGGCTCTACTTATAGCGGGACTGCTGGAGCATGGGCAACTGGAACATACTTTGCACCCACAGGCGCAACATCCGTAGTAGGAACAAACGGAGCAACCTTCTACATTACAGGCGTTCAACTAGAAGTAGGAAGCATTGCTACTGGATTTGAGTATCGTCAGTATGGGCAAGAGTTAGCTTTGTGTCAGCGTTATTATGAAAATATGGGTTCTTGTTATATCGCAAATAGTTCAAATAACTATGGCTCTTTAATATATAAAGTATCAAAAAGAGCAACACCAACAATAACATCATCTTCTTCAGGATTTGCGTCACAGGGTTCAATTACAACAGAAGGAGCTTGGTGGGTTTATACAACTTCTCAAGGCAACTCAACAATTACTGTAAGTGCGGAACTTTAAAATGTATAAACAATGTCTAAATAAAGATTCAACAATAAACACAAATGTAATTTTGCGTATTGCAGATAATGCGGTAATTCCTATGGATGAAGCCAACACAGACTACCAAGCCTTTTTGTTGTGGAAGTCCGAAGGTAACGAACCTTTGCCAGCAGACGAATAATGGGTAAACCACTTAACAACCTTCAAGGTTTTCAATTTGGTTCTTTGACTGTATTACAGTTAGGGAAGTCAAACGGCAATGGTGCGATTTGGCTATGCCAATGCAAGTGCGGAACTCAAAAAGAGATTCGTGCTTCCGATATGGTTGAAGGTAAAGTTAATTCTTGTGGTTGTGAACATCGTCAAAGAATCGCCAAAGCTAATGTAACTCATGGCATGAAGCACACAAGAACTTATAGGTTATGGGGTGCAATGAAAAGCCGTTGCAATCGCATCAATCAAGATTATTCTTGTCGTGGCATTACTTATGATGAAAGCTGGGAATCTTTTGAGAACTTTTTAGCTGATATGGGCGAAGTACCTTATGGATTAAGTCTTGACCGCATAAACCCTAATGGCAATTATGAGAAATCAAACTGCCGTTGGGCCACACAAGAACAACAGGCAAACAATAAGCGTTCTAGCATATTCATTGAATATAATGGTAAAAAACAAACTGTGTCCCAATGGGCAAAGGAATTAAATATGAATCATCACACATTAAGAGGTCGGCTAAAGAAGGGTTTATCGGCTGAACAGGTTTTAACACCATTACCAGCCGATGAGGTTAAAGCATCATGACATTTATAATTGATGGAACAGCAGGGGCTACATTCCCTAATGGTACTAATCCACAAGCTGCACCTAGTAAAGTGTTGCAAGTGGTTCAGGGAACTTACAATTTATCTTCATCAACTACTGGTACAAGTTATGTGGCAAGTGGTCTAACTGCATCAATTACACCATTATTTTCTACAAGTAAAATTTTAATAATTACATCAAGTTCAATTACAAATTCTTCTGCTGGTTCAGGCGGAACAAATTTAACTATTTATAGAAACTCTACAAATCTTGGTGGTGGTACGGCAACAGCTTTAGCTGATTATCTTGTTAATAGTGGCACATCTTCTTTATGGGTTCCTTGTAGCATAATTTATTTAGATTCTCCTACTACAACATCTTCTACAACTTACACTTTATATTATTCAGTTTCAGGGGCTGGTACGGCTTATGCAACAATAAATCAAACTTTATCTACAATAACTTTAATGGAGATTGCACAATGATTGATATTCATGACGCAATTTATGCACTTAATCCATCCATTGTTACTATTCGTGGCGATGTAGCTTATGACAAAGATGAGAAAGAAGTCGCTTATGATATGGCGCAAGCAAAAGCTAAATTGGTAGAACTACAAGCAGCCGAAACAAAAGCAGAACAAGATGCCATAGCTGCAAAGGCTTCTGCACTAGCTAAACTAACAGCATTAGGACTAACTCAAGCTGAAGTAACAGCATTAATAGGATAAATATGAACTATCAATGGAAAATATTAGAAGTTTTTGCTCAAGATGAAGTGATTACAGGAGCAAGATATCACCTAATCGGTACAGAAGATGACCTATCAGTAGAAACTGAAGGTAATTGGTATTTTGATTGCCCTACTGCAAAAGTGCCATTTTTAGAAGTTACTGAAGAAATGATTATTGGCTGGATCGAAGCTGATGCCGTTAAAGATGGTGACAACCATATTAAAAAGGGTGTCGAAAATCAGATAAAAGCGTTAAAATCACATAAACCTGTACCAGCACCCTGGATGCCACAAGTATTCAAACCTGAGATTTAAGCCATGACCACACCTTATGACATCGTTTCTAGAGCATTAAAAGACATCGGAGCATTAGAGGCTGGCGAAACTCCTACCGCAGATGCTGCTCAAGATGCGTTTGATATGCTCAATGACTTGGTAGATCAATGGTCAAACGAAGAAATGATGGTCTATTACAAGAATGAGATCGTCTTTCCTATTGTTTCAGGTCAAACTCAATACACAATCGGCCCAGGTGGTCAAATTGGCGCAATCATTACAGGCTCAATTTCAGGCACTACCTTAACAGTTACAGGCATTAGCTCAGGGGCTATTAACGTAGGGCAAACCCTTAGCGGTACAGGTATTACTGCGGGAACTAAGATTGTAGCTATGCTTACAGGCGCAGGAAACAATGTCAATGAAGCTGGCACATATCGTTTAAATATCAGTCAAACAGTATCGTCTGAAACGATTAATCTTTACTATCAACGCCCATTATCAATAGATTCTGCCTTTGTACGGATTAATACCAATTCTAATGGCGTACCTATCGTCAATGGTGGATTGGACTACCCAATCGCTGTTTTAGCGGTAGAAGAATACGAAATGATTGGTTTAAAGACTTTGAATGGCCCTTGGCCTAAAGCTCTTTATTATCAGCCTAGCGAAACACTTGGAAATATTTATGTATGGCCTAACCCTGCACAGGGCGAAATGCACATATTCACAGACAATCTATTTCAAAACTATACCAATCTTAACGATACTGTAATCCTGCCACAGGGCTACACAATGGCTCTCAGATGGTGTTTAGCCGAGCGATTGATGCCTATGTATGGTAAAGCCAATCCAACGCAAATACAGATGATTAATGCCTACGCTGCTCAAGCTAAAGCTACAGTTAAACGGATCAATATGAAGCCAGTTCAATCTGCTCGTTTTGCCGATGCAATGTTGGCTTCTCGCCAAAAGGACGCTGGATGGATCCTCAGCGGTGGATTCTTTAGATAATGGCTGATTTTGGCTTCGTAGGAGCAGCCTACACAGCACCTTCTATTTACCAAGATGCCCAAGAGTGCATCAATTTTCGCCCTGAAGTCGATCCTACAAAAGGTCAAGGAGCAAGAGGGGTAGTCGCTTTATATCCTACGCCTGGTCTTACAAACGTAGTTACTCTACAAAATGCTCAAGTTGTTCGTGGCATGAGAACAGTTAGCGGTGGTAATTACATGGTTGCGGTCTGTGGCCCTTATGTTTATGTCATGGATTCGACATACACAGCGACAATCGTAGGACAGCTAAATAGCTCAAGCGGTCAAGTCGGAATTACAGATAACGGCTTAAACGTCTATATCGTTGACGGCTCTTATCGCTACACATGGCGTATTTCTCAGCCTGCTTCTGCTGTATTTCAAGGCACAATTTCAGGAACGACTCTGACTGTTACTCGTTTTATCTCAGGCACAATCGCTGCGGGTCAGTCTTTGTTTGGTGTAGGAATTACAGGCGAAACAGTTATTGTTAGCGGGTCAGGCTCAACTTGGACTTTAAATCAGTCTAATACAATTTCTACTGCTATTCAGATGAACTCTGCATCAGTCGCAGGAGTCATTACAGCCAGCATATCTGGCACGACTTTGACAGTAACAGGAGTATCTAGCGGAACAATTTACCCAGGTCAAACCATTACAGGTACTGGAGTGACTGCAAACACGATTATTACGGCTTTGGGAAGCGGAACAGTATTGTCTGCTTCTATTGCTACTGCGGGTTCAGGATATGCTGTAAACGATACTGTGACAGTTTTAGGAGGTGTTTATGGCAATAGTCCAGCTACCTTTACTGTTACCTCAGTAAGCTCAGGTGCAGTCACAGGATTGTCATTAACTTATTCTGGTCAATATACCTCTACCCCATCAAATAACGTATCTACATCCACAAGCGGATCTGGCACAGGGTTAACCCTAACATTGACTTTTGGATCAGGCACAGGCGGTACTGGTACTTATGTAATCAGCACCAGTCAAACTGTTGGCTCTGAAACTATGTATCTGCTGAACTTTAGCGTATTGCCTAGCTCAGATGGTGCTTTTCAAGGAGCAGACGTAGTCGATATTGTAGATAACTATTTTATTTACAATAAACCTAATTCACAACAATGGGCTGCTTCTAATCTGTTAAGCCCAATTACTTATGGCTTGTCTTATGCTTCTAAGTTCACAGGCCCTGATAATCTTGTTTCTATTATTGCCGATCACGGGCAAGTTTATTTATTGGGCGAAACAACTTCAGAAGTCTGGTCTGATGCAGGCACATTCCCATTTGCTTTTCAAAGAATCCCTGGCTCATCTAGCCAACATGGTATCGCTGCTAAGTTCTCTGTAGCTCGTTTAGGCAATTCTTTTGCTTATTTAGCTAGAAATAATCGTGGGCAGTCTGAAATCGTAATGATGAATGGTTATTTTCCACAAAGAATTTCAACCCATGCAGTAGAAAATACGCTAGTTAATCAAACTGTCAGCGATGCCGTTGCTTATACTTATCAGCTAGAAGGGCATGAGTGCTATGTCATTACATTCCCAAGCCTAGATTTAACTTGGGTTTATGACATCTCTACAGGTCTATGGCATAAGTGGTTATGGGTAGATAATCAGAATAACTACCACCGCCATCGCTCTAATTGCGCTGCTTTGTTTCAAGGTGTCGTTCTCGTAGGCGATTGGCAAAATGGTCAAATTTATAAGTTAGACCCTAATAATTACACCGATAATGGCGATGAAATCCGCAGATTGCGTAGATGCCCACACCTTGTCACAGACTTGCAACGTCAATATTTTGACGAGTTTCAGATTCAATTCCAGCCTGGCGTTGGTTTAGAAGGAATTACAAACCCACCTTTGAACGCAGAAACAGTTGGTGCAAACCCACAAGCTATGCTTAGATGGTCAAACGATGGTGGTTCTACCTACTCAAACGAGCATTGGTCAGATATTGGTCAAGTCGGTAAATACAAAAATCGTATTATTTGGCGCAGATTAGGCATGGCAAGGGATCGCATATTTGAAGTCGTTGTGACTGACCCAGTCTTTGCTTGTATTATTTCAGCCAACTTAAAAGCCAGCGAAGGGGATAATTAATGGCAAATATTCTGTTTGGGCAAAGTCAGGGTAATCAATACCCTGTTACGCCTTTAATCGATGACAATACCAAAATGCCCACTCGGGCGTGGCAACAATGGTTTTTAAACTTATTAAACTTTTCTAGTTCAGCAACAGCAACAAAGGGGACAGCTACATTACCATCAAATCCAGCAGGATTTATGAATGTAACTGTTGGGGGAAAACAATATAAAGTGCCTTATTACAATGTCTAATTTTGCTGAACAATTTGCTGCTAATGAAGGTAAATGGGCTTTTGACCCACAAACTAAGCATAATTTTTCAGATGGTTTATATGCCAAAGAAATGACTATGCCTTATGGATATGTGGCTTATTCTCATTCTCACCCCTATTCACACCTTAGCATATTGGCAAAAGGGCGTGTAATTGTGCGTACAGACAGTTATAATCAAGAATATGTAGCTCCAGCTTGTATAAATATAGAAGCCAACACATACCATCAAATAGAGTCTTTGGAAGATTGCGTATGGTTCTGTATTCACGCAACTGATGAAACAGACGAAAACAAAATTGATGAAGTTTTAATTGGTAAAAATGAGCAAAATTAAGCTAATTTCACAAGGTGCAAACGTAGCCCCAATACATTGGGCTATTTTGGATCACCCTGAGTTATGGAATCAGCATAATTCTAGAACTAAAGATGAATCTAGTCCTCATTACGAATTAGATGACATTTGGCCTCGTTTTGGCGAAGTTGAATATGCTGACAATGGTTTACCGCACGATTCTAAATGGTATCCATCTGCTGATATTTTAGGTATAAAGCCTATTGTTTACGATCTTTTTAGGGCTGTAGAGGGCGTTGAGCTGGGAGGAGTATTAATTACTCGAATACCCGCTGGGAAAGAGTGCAAACCTCATACAGATCCAGGTTGGCACGCTAGGCGTTATCAAAAGTTTGGAGTGCAAATCACAAGCGCACCTGGACAAAAGTTCTGTTTTGATGAAGAAGAATTAGAAACCAAGCCAGGAGATGTATTTTGGTTTGATAATCAATTTACCCATTGGGTAGTTAATCCAACACCATACGAAAGAATTACAATGATCGTATGTATTCGTAAGGAGCAATAATATGCCATGGGCAGCCGCAGCCGCAGCAACAGCAGTAGTAGCTAGTTCTGTAATTCAGGGAGATGCAGCGCAAAGCGCAGCACAAACCCAAGCTAATGCACAAACACAAGCAGCCAATACGCAATCACAAGCTGCATTACAACAACAGCAAAATTTATTAGCTGCTGGTAAACAAGCGGCTGCTCAATTTACGCCTTATGCCAATACAGGTCAAACTTATCTAAATTCATTAAATCAAAATGCGGGTTATTTTAATAATCAGTTTAGTAATCAAGATTTAAATGCTAATTTAGCTCCTAATTATTCATTTATTTTAGGACAAGGGCAACAAGCAACAAATCAAATGTCCAATGCTACGGGTGGTTACAATAGTGGAAATGCAGCAAAAGCATTAGAAGATTACACTCAAAATTATGCTTCAAATGCTTATCAAAACGCATTTAATAATTATCAAACGCAACGTGGCAATATTTTAGCTGCTAATCTTTCTGGAGCAAATATAGGACTTGCTGGAGCAACAGGATCAGCAAATGCTACGCTTGGAACATCTACAAATATTGCAAACTTAGGTATTGGCGCAGCAAATGCACAAGCAGCAGGAATTACAGGTTCTGCGGCATCTCAAGCATCAGGAATTATTGGGGCATCAAACGCTTATGGTGGTGCAATAAATAATTTAGGTGGTATTGGTTATTCTGCATTACAAAGCATGAATACACCAACTAACAATGGCGGTAGTTATAGTGATTTTGGAGTTGGCGCAAATCAAGCAGGAAATACTGGATTTACTCCAACGGCAGGCAATTCGTTTACTTTTAGCACAGGCGGTTAATTATGCCAATTTCAACTAGCGGATTATCTGTACCCCAACTTGGTCAACAGCTTGAAACAAGTATGTATGGAAATGTTACTCCTACAAAGCAAGAGCTTCCTAAAGGAATGACTATTGGGGATATGCTTGATATTTCTAAAAAATCTTTAGATTTAAGAAAAGCAAAAGAAACATATCAACCTGAAATTGATTACATTAAAGCAAATGCTCAACAAGCACAGGCTCAAAATGCTCAAGAACAACTTAAAAATGTTAGATCGCACGTAAACTATTTAACAAGTCAAAGTGCTGATTTGCTTAAAGAAGAAGAATTAAGCCCATTAAAAATTGCTCAAAGATATACTGATATTAATAAAAATGCGCCAGGTGGTGAAGATCCACGAGCATTACAACAAGTATTAATGGGTATGCCCCAGCCAATGCAAGGCGAAACTAAAGAAATGTATCAAACAAGACTACGTAGTTTTGTTACTTCAAATATGGGTAAAGGTTTAGATAATCTTGCTCAATTTGAAAAAATGTTCCCTTCAACACAACAAGTAAATACGGGCGGTCAAATTGTAACAACGGCTACTGGAAATCCAGATATTGCTGTAAATACACCAGGTGTGCCTACTGGCCCTTATATTCAAAATACTCTTGCTCCTACTGTTGCTACATCACCTACAGGTGGCCCAATGGCCTTTGGTGGCGGTGGAACTCCACAAGTAGGAAATTTAAACAATAGACCTGTTGGAGTTCAAGTAGCTCCCGCAGGTGGTGGAGCAACCGCTACAGGTATGCAACAAAATTCACCATCAGGACAAGTTGCACCAAAAACTGGGGTTACATCGCAATCTATGAGCCAACCTAAAGGTGGTTCTGCAATTCCTTATATTCCAGGAGAGCCGTATGATGCGTTTAGAGTTCGTGCAGCAGATGTTGCAAAAATGCCTCGAGCTGCTTCTGAAGCATTAAATGTAACTAATGCAGACTCTATTCCTAATGCTCGTTATACCAACGAAAAAATACAAAAAATGTTGGACAACCCTAATTTGAATATTGGCCCTATTGCTGATGCGATTGCAAAACAAACTGGTGGTATTGGTTTAAGCGCAGAACAACAAGAAATTATGAAGTATCTTGAGCAACGTATTCGTATGGAATCTGCTAGAACCAATCAAGATCAAACATCGCAGAGAACAGCTTTTGGTTCTTTTGGAACTCAAAAAGGCGCATTGCGTGAAATTCTTTATAAAGACAATGGAAGTCTTGCTGGTCAAGAACTGTATCAGCGTGGAATTTTAAATCATGCTGGCGATATTAATAAACCCAATTTGCAATCTGTAAATCAATTTAATAATGATTATGCAAAATTGGCAGAACCAAAAGTAGTTCATTTAATGGGTGTTATTGGTGATAAATCAATTAAAGATTTAACAAAATCAGATAAACAACATTTAGCAAAAGAATTTGCTGGATTATCAAGCGCACAAATTCAAGAGCTAATGGATAAACGGCAAAAACTAATTGATCTAGTAGGTAAATAATGGGAATTACTGCTCAAGATTTAGCTGATATTGTCAAAGGTGGCAAAGTTGAAGAAGCTGCTCCATCATTTTCTGCTAAAGATTTATCTGACATTATCAGTTCAACAGAACCACCATCTACTCGTGATTGGTCTGATGTTCCAATTCAGGCAATAACTAACATTCCTAAAAGTGGTTATGAATTTGGTAAAAACATTTATGAAGCAGTAACTCATCCATTAAGAACTGCTGGCGGTATTATGGATTTGGCTGCTGGAACTTTGCATAACATTACGCCTAAACATATTGCAGAATGGATTGATAAAGCAGACTACAATCCAGATGCAACTGAAAGAGCCATTCAAACAGCAAACGCTGTAGGTCATTTATACAAGCATCGTTATACAACAAGTGAAGGATTCAAAGAGGCTTTGGCTACTGACCCTGTAGGCGTAGCTAGTGACATTGCAACACTAATGTCTGGTGGATCAACATTAGCAAGCAAGGTTGGAGCAGTAGAAAAAGCAACGAATTTAGCAAAAAGTGCTGGTGTTCCAGAAAAAGCGATTGAAACTGCTGGAAAGGTTACAGAAAATTTAAATCCTGTAACAGCTACAGGTAATGTTATTGCAACTGTTGGAAAGCCATTATTAGGCTCATTGACAGGTGTTGGATCAGAAAATATTTCCAATGCAGCTAAAGCTGGTTTTGCAGGCGATAAATCTTTTGTAAATCAAATGCGTGGTAATGCGCCCATGAATGCACCATTAGATGCTGCTAGAGCTAATTTAGCAACTTTGCATCAAAATAGAGGAAGTGCTTATCGTTCAGGGATGACAGACATTACAGGCGATAAATCTGTGTTGAGCTTTAATGATATTGATTCAGCTTTGCAAAAAGCAAAAGATTCTATTTCATTTAAAGGTAAAGCAAAAGATGACATTGCTTTACAAAATCTTGATGATTTATCTAAAGAAATAAATGCATGGAGAAATTTAAACCCTGCTGAATATCATACTCCTGAAGGTTTAGATGCTTTAAAACAAAGAATTGGTGCAATTACAAATCGCATCCCTTATGAAGAAGCTAATTCAAATAGAATTGGTGGCGATGTTTACAATGCAGTTAAGGATACTATTTCTGCACAAGCACCTAAATATGCTGAAGTAATGAAAGATTACCACGAAGCATCTGACACAATCAAAGAAATTGAAAAAGCATTATCTCTTGGCAATAAAGCATCTGCTGATACTGCTATGCGTAAATTGCAAAGTATTACTAGAAACAATGTATCCACAAATTATGGCCAACGTTTAAATCTTGCACAACAATTAGAGCAAGAAGGTGGAAGACCATTTATTAATGCTTTATCTGGTCAAGCCATGAGTTCACCAACTGCTAGAGGATTGGCAGGAACAGTTGAAAATGCTTCTACTTTAGCTGGCTTAGTAAATCCTGCTTTTTGGGCAGCAATTCCATTCCAAACTCCAAGAATTGTTGGAGAAGGTTTGTATGCTGGTGGCAGAGGCGCAAAAGCAATTTCTAAATTATCTAAAAAAACAGGCATTGGTCAGGGCAAAGCTAACACTATTGCTGACATATTACAAAATGTAAATAAAGCACAAGAGGAACAATAATGGCATCAGTTCTACTATCATCCGTTGGCATAGGTCAACAATACTTTGATAACAATGGAGTACCACTTTCAGGTGGTCTTATCTATACTTATCAAGCTGGTTCATCTACACCTTTAGCTACTTATACTGACAATGGTGGAACAACTGCTAATGCCAATCCTATCGTATTAGATAGTTCAGGTCGTGTTCCTAATGAAATTTGGTTGTTACAAGGCTATAGCTATAAATTTATTATTCAAAACGCATCAGGCACAAGTTTAATTACCCTTGATAATCTCTATGGTATTTTGCAAAATGCCCCTGCTGTATCTAATACAGTTCCAAGCGGTTTAATTGCTATTTGGTCAGGATCTACAGGTTCTATTCCTAGTGGATGGTTATTATGTAATGGTGCAAATGGCACACCTGACTTGCGTAATTCTTTTGTATTGGGCGCAGGCAATACCTACGCTGTAGGAGCTACTGGCGGTTCTACTGATGCTATTGTAGTAAGCCATACCCACGCTGCGACTTCTACATCTACTGTTAGCGATCCAGGTCACTATCATACAGTTCCAATGCAGAATGGTTATGTCACTTATGGTGGTGGCCCAGGAATTACAGGTTCTGGAATTAATTACCCTACTAATGCTGCATATACTGGTATTTCTGTAGCAACTACAACAACTAACGCAACTGCTGGTGTAAGCGGATCAGGCGCAAATATGCCTCCTTATTACGCTTTGGCTTATATTATGAAAAGTTAGCAAAATCTAGTTTATAATATGGCGTATGACAAATGATAAATATTACGAAGAAAACTGCCCTACTTGCAATACGCCAATGCGTAGGCGAAAGCGTGATCTTGGCAAAGACTGTCGTAGATGTCTTATGCGTAAAGTTGGTTTGGCACATGGAGAAAAAAGACGAGCTAATCCAGTTGGCAAAACACAAAGCGAACATGATAAAAATTCTCGCCAAAGACGTTTTGAAAAAAATCCTTTTGAATTTAGGCTTAAAAGAACTTTGCAAAATTGTAAAAGCAGAGCAAAAAGATTTAATTTACCACTTACAATTACTTTGCAGGATTTAATTGATATGTTTCCTGCTGATAACTTATGCCCAGTTTTAAAAGTTCCTTTTGTATGGGGAACTAAAAATGATAAAGATTTATCTCCATCATTGGATAGAATGATTCCTGAATTGGGATATGTTAAAGGTAATATCAAGTTTATTTCTTACAAGGCAAATCGCATTAAAAATGATTCAACTGTGGAAATATTAGAAAATTTAATTAAATATATGAAGTCGTAATTATGGTTGAGATTGATCCAGTTAAAGTCGGTGTAATGTGGCAAAAGGTTGAGGCTATGGAGCGTGAAATGAACGAAATGCGCCATGACATCAAAACTCTTTTAGCTATGGCAGAGCGTTCTAAAGGTTCTTTATGGGCTTTAATGGGAGTAGCATCTGTAGTCGGTGGTTTTATTACTATTGTTGTTGACGTATTTTTAAACAAAAAATGAACGAAATCTTTACCCATATTTTGACTGGCAAAGACAATCAGACCCATGACATTGCTCGTTGGGCGTGGATGCTTGGTTTTTTTGTGGTGGCTGGTTCGGCAATTTATTTAATCTACGCAGGGCATGAAATTAGCCTTACTGAACTTGCTGGTGCTTTGGGCATCGTATCAGGCTCAGGAGCTGCTGCGGTAGCTGGTAAACACATGAGTGGTGCAGAGCCACAATGAGCTTTTTACTTAAATTGATTGGTGGTTTTGGTGGACAAGTTTACCTATATATTGCTCTTATATTCGGTGGGTTTAGTGCTGGCTATTATGTGGAGCATTTGCGCTTTGTGGATTACAAACAAGAAGTCCAAATTGCTGGAGAAAAACAACAGGCTGAAACGGCAGCAAAAATTAAGGAACAGGAATTAATTAATGAAAACATTAAGCAAACTTACGAAGCTCGCCTTACTAATATCCATACTTTTTATA